ATCAGGTATTTGTTGTTAGAGCAGATATCGATCTTGGCAAACTACAGCCTAGCGCAAATGCTCCAGGCGGCGAACCAGCCGACGGTGCATATTGGTTTGATACACAGAACACACGCTTTGGACTCTTAGAGTGGAATGCGGCTCCTGTTACAACCACAGGAGGACAAAGTTTCTCAACGGTTAATACTATAGTAATCACTGAAACCAGCGACCTGGACACAATCAACACTGATTTTCCAAGCGGTGCTGTAGGTGTTGTAGGTGATTATGCCATCAATGCAACAAGCACTCAAAACAGAGTTTTTTACAAAAACAGAAGTGGATCGTGGGTAGAAGTAGGTTCAGACGATTGGAAAAACAGCTGGCCTGCAACAACTTCTACAGTAAGCGGACCAACAATCGGCGCAGGCGTTATTCTTGAACTTAACACTCAAGATGTTAGCTTGACACAGGGAGGTTCGTTAACACAAATTGCTTCAGACATAAACGGAGCAAGCGTTCCTGGTGTAACAGCGGCACACAATACTGACACTAACACATTAGAATTGTTTGTGGATAGCACTGCATCAAGCGGCGAGCTAGTGATTGCAGACGGTGGCGGCGACGCTCTAACAACGCTAGGTTTAACAGCTGGTACATATAGAGCTCCAACATTGACTATTGCTCCACACACAAGTGTTCCAGAGTTTAAGTCAACTGACACAAGCCCGGCACCGACTGGCAGTGTATGGTTAAAAACAACCGAGCCAAACGGTGGTGCGCTATTTAATATCAAAGAGTACAGCGAAGACACACAACTGTGGTCAACAGTGCCTGCTCCATTGTATGCAACTAATGCGGCAGCAATTGCGGCACTAGACGTAAGCGGCGGCGGCGACAACCTAAACGTAGGCGAAGTATATGTAAAGGTAAATGTTGATCAAGACACTCCACCAATTGCAAACTACAAGATTTATCGTCGTGTTGCAAACGGTGCTACCAGTGTCCAGAGTGCAAAAGTTATTGCAGGTTCTACAACAGCAGATACTTCACAAACATTCACAATTGCAGAAACCACTAAAGGCAGTGCAACACTTGGAACTCCTAAAACAGTTACATTTGATGCTACTGGTACTGTTACAGATGCAACAGCAGTGGCACAGGCAATTAACGGTGCAGGATTTACAAACATCCAAGCAAGCGTAGACAGTCAAAATAGAATAGTAATCACACACAGACTAGGCGGTGATTTCGTAATCAACGATGTTGACGGAAAACTATCCGACTTAGGATTTACACCGTTTGATCCAGCTGACAGCTCTACTACTGTAAATCTTTACAGCAATGCTGATGGTACATGGACTGCATCACTTTGGAAGACAATGGATTACGTTGCTTCGGATGACGAGCCGCTTACACTAACAGCAGACGGTGAAATATGGTACAATTCTATTGTGGACGAAATTGACATCATGGTAAATGATGGTACAAATTGGAGAGGTTATAAGAATGTACACAGCGATACAGATCCTAACGGTCCTATTGTAAGTGCATCACAGCCTACTACACAATCAGATGGTTCTGCGTTAGTTGAGGCTGATCTTTGGATTGACACATCAGATTTAGATAATTTCCCAACAGTATATCGTTGGAATGCTACACTAAGTCAGTGGACTCAACTAGATAAGACAGACCAGACTACAGAAAACGGTATCTTGTTTGACGATGCTCGCTGGAGTGATGCAGGATCAAATTCTGCGGCTGCAGATATTACAGAACTGCTGGAAAGTGACTATCTTGACCCAGATGCACCTGATCCAGTTCTTTATCCAAAGGGCATGTTGCTATGGAATCTAAGACGCAGCGGATTTAATGTAAAGCGTTTTGTGCGCAACTACATTAACACTGCGCAAGATAACATTAGATTTGGCGACGAGTCTATGGACAGCTACTATCCACATCGTTGGGTAACTGATTCAAGCAACCAATTAGATGGTTCGGGTACATTTGGTCGTTTAGCACAGCGCAAGAGCGTTGTACAAGCACTACAGGCTATGGTTAACAGCAATCAAGACATCAGAGACGACGAGCGTAGATTCTTCAATCTAATGGCAACACCTGGTTATCCAGAGCTAATCGGCGAAATGGTTACACTAAACTACGACAGAAAGCTGACATCATTTGTGGTAGGTGATACACCATTCCGTCTAACACCAGATGCAACCACACTTAATGATTGGGCAACCAATGTTAACTTGGCTGCAGAGGACAACATCAACGGATTAGTAAGCAGAGACGAATATCTAGGCATATACTATCCAAGCGGATTTACCAGTGATAATGCAGGTAATAATGTTGTGGTACCATCAAGTCACATGGCACTGAGAACAATTATTCTTAATGACCAAGTTGCATATCCATGGTTTGCACCAGCTGGCACAAGACGTGGCGGCGTTACAAATGCTTCAGCAACTGGTTATATCAGTGACGAAGGTGAATTTGTAAGCATTGCACTTAACGCAGGACAGCGTGATGTGCTTTACTCAAATAACATCAATCCAATTACACCAATAACTGGTGCAGGACTAGTGGTATTTGGACAGAAGACTCGTGCTGCAAGACCATATCTGTTCGAGCCAAACGATGCAGCAACAAGATCACAGGTTAAGGCAGCAGCTGATTCACTACTACTAGAGCTAGTAGGACTAAGAGCAGTGTATGACTTTATCACAGTGTGCGACGAAAGCAACAACACACCTGCCAGAATTGACAGAAATGAGTTGTACTTAGATGTTGCAATCGAACCAGTAAAAGCAATCGAATTTATTTACATTCCATTGCGCATTAAGAACACAGGGGAAATTGCCGCTCTAGGGTAAGGATAATTATAGCATAAATACTATTGTATTAGGAGAATAGAATGCCAGTTACAACATTACAAAATTTGTCAGTTCCATTCGAAGGGGAAGCTAACTCTTCCCTTTTGATGCCCAAGCTGCAATATCGCTTCAGGGTAACGCTTGATCGTTTCGGCGCTGACGTAGATGACAGCATCAAAGTGCTACAAAGACAGGTAGTAGACGTTACTCGTCCAAACCTCAGCTTTGAAAAGATGACGCTTGATGCATATAACTCAAGAACTTATCTAGCAGGTAAGCATACTTGGGAAGCAATCACGCTTACATTACGTGAAGATGCCAGCAACAACGTTCAGCGTGCAGTTGGTAGCCAGCTACAGAAGCAGTTTGACTTCTTTGAGCAAGCAAGCGCAGCAGCAGCCGGCGACTACAAGTTCCACACTAAAATTGAAATCTTAGACGGTGGTAATGCCAATAAGGATCCAATTGTGTTGGATAGATTTGAGCTTAAAGGATGCTACATTGAAACTGCAAACTACAATCAGCTGGCATATGGTACCAGTGAAGCAGTAACAGTTTCACTGACCATTCAGTATGACAATGCTGTACAACTTGGTCAAAACGGTAGCGCATTTGTCGGTGTAGGACAAACCACAGAAGACGTGAGAGGCACAAACTCAACTGGTTAATAATCTATTATAGATTATTCTATTCTAAACGGGGATTATTTCATCCCCGTTTTTTATGGCTAAATACAATATGAGTTTACGATATAACCCAAACGACGAAAATCATCTAAGAGATGCCCAGCATGCGCTAAATCTATTTAGAGCAAACAATTTTGAACTGGCTCCAAAGAATAAATTTCTCTATCACGTTGTGTTTGCCTTGAAAGACGAGGAAGTAAGAACTCTTGCTCCAACTGTTCGAGAAAACAATAAAGAAATTGCCGTGTTGGCAAAAAGTGTTGATCTGCCAGGGTTTAGGGTAAGCGTTGAAACTAAACAGCAATATAACCGCAAGAAGAATTATCAAACTCGAATTGATTATGAAGAGTGCAGAGTTATATTTCACGACGACAATGCTGGTCTAACCACAGCAATGCTGAGAGAATATTACAATTTCTTTTATAGAGACGGCATACAAAATAACAATAACAATTTCGGAACACGCAACAAGTATGGTGAGCACAGACATAGATATGGTCTAGATAACGGCAGTCGTGATAGCTTCTTTGATTTCATAAAGATATATCAGCTTGCTAGAAAACAATGGTTCAGTTTCACTTTGGTGAATCCAATACTGACAGCATGGAATCACGATAATCTAGACTACGGAGATGCCAGCGGAATGATGGAAAACACCATTAACATTGCCTACGAAGCAGTATATTATGATAACGGTGATATCAAAACAGAATTAGATGGAAACAGCACCACTGCGGTTATTAATAGTGAAATTGGCGAGCCTACAAACTTTGGAAGTCCCGAAACTGGATATGATTTAACACACAGTCCGTTAATATCAAATGGCACACCGTTGACTCCCACGAAAAGTCCCCAAGACGCTAAGTCAAGAGCTGCAGAAGAGTTAAACGCAGAGATTTTAAATAATTTCTTAAATAGTCCTCCACTAACACCCTTGCCAACTGAGAGGGGTCCTCTGCCGCCTCTTAAGAATAATACGCAAACTGACGATACATTAGCATCAGCTCCGGAATTTAATCAATTGGGCACCACTGATCTAGCATCACCAGAAACAATTGCGGCAGAACTTGACGCTGATCCAGAATTGCAAGACACAGTGGTAAAACAGAGTGTTCTAAAAGGTGAAGTAGAAGGATACGATAGCACCAATGCCTCAGAGTTTGATAATTTAAGTGAAGAAGAAAAAGGGTCAGTAAAGGATTCTGTGATCAATAAAGCTACTAGCACTGACAGAACCAAATCAGAAAATATAAAAGCAGCAAGCACAGCATCAAGTGTAATTGATAGGAAAAAACAGAGGAATGCAACTGCAACTTCTGATGCTCCTTTGTCAGATTCTGAGTACGACAATATAAGCCAACAATCTAGACAATCTGCCTTACAACAAATTAAAGATGAAGGACAATCTGAAGAATCAATACAGGCTGCCTTGCGTTCAGGTGCTCTTCGAGATGATGAAGTAAGAATAGATTCAAACGGAAGGCTACAGGTCACTAACGAGGTAAAAGACAATCTTGCTGATAATTTTGATTACAGTGCCACAACTAAGAGGGCTGAAACCTTGCAGGGGGAAATTGCCAGTCTTGATGCAAGAATTAGTCGATTCGAAGCCGCACTGGCAAATCCGCCTGAAGGCATCACCGAAGCGCAGATTGCACAAACCAGAGAAAGAGTGGCAGTTTTAGAAAGTATTAGAGCAGAAAACCAAGCAGAATTAGATAGCGTGCAAGCATCTATAAGCGGAGATTTTTAATGGCAGACTTTGATAGATCGAAAGTTTTTAATAGAAGTGCTTCTGAAGCACTGCCTATTAGTACCAATGAGTTTGATGCTCTGATTGGTTATTTTACCAAGCGAGGATTTAGCACAACTAGTGCAAAAGAAATAAGCAGTGTGTTGTTACGTCAAGCACAACTGCAAAATATTGCAGTGTTTGAATTGATTGACACCCTGAAAGGATTGAACGATGTTCAACTCAGCGATATCATTACACAAATAATCAATCTGAGTAGATCCAAAAGCAGTGCAATCGGATACACAGTAAATAATGTGCCTAACGCCCTTGAAGCTAGAAACATAGAAGGGTTGGGAGGTTAATGTGCCTCGTTTTGCACAAGGCAAGTTTAAACTAAAATATCCTGAAAAGTATTTGGGCAACAAAGAACCTACATATCGGTCTGGCTGGGAATTTCATTTTATGAGATTCTGCGACGAACATCCTGCTGTGGAAAAATGGGCATCAGAAGCAATCAAGATACCCTATCGCAATCCGCTCACTGGCAAACAAACCATCTATGTTCCGGACTTCTTTATATCTTACAAAGACGCTAAGGGCAAGACACATGCAGAACTCATAGAAGTCAAACCTTCCAATCAATCAGTCAAAGAAGAACTGGGCCGCAGTCAATACAACAAAGCTCACTATATTGTCAATCAAGCCAAATGGGAAGCCGCTAATGCTTGGTGTAAACAACAAGGAGTAAAGTTTAGAATTATCACGGAAAAGGACATTTTCCATCAAGGAACAAGACGTTGAAATATCTCGATAAATATTGCAACGGAGAACACTATGACTAAGAAACTTGAAGATTTACTTAATTTGCCAGAGTCAAAAGAAGTAATCAAAGACGCCCAAAAAGAAGAACGCAAAGAAGTTCGCGAAGAAGAAAAAAACAAAGAACTGGAAGAACAACAGAATCAAACTTTTCGCGACATTGCAGACTTTGATAAAATTTCACAGGCATTGCCCACTGTAAAAGGTCTTGGCGAAATGGCTGACAAAGAACTCAACGAAGTTGCTGATAAGGCAATGACAGCTTATGACGATTTAATGGACTTGGGCATGAACGTAGAAAGCCGTTACAGCGGCAGGGTGTTTGAAGTAGCCGGCGGCATGCTGAAAACCAGTCTAGATGCCAAAGTTGCAAAACTGGACAAGAAACTCAAGATGGTAGAACTGCAACTTAAAAAAGAAAAAATGGACAAGGATTCTCGCAACGACAATGAAGACATTGTGCAGGGAGAAGGCTATGTGGTTACTGACCGAAACAGCTTGTTAGAAAAGCTCAAAGGCCTAGATAAAGATAAATAAGTAATATAACGGGAATTCGAAATGAAGAGTTTTGTAGATATTTTGACAGAATCTAAAAAAGTTTATCCATTCAAAATTGGTGTGGCTGGAGAGCTACCTGAGGAATTTGCAGACAGACTGGAAACAGCACTTCAAAAGTTTGAAGTGGTAAAAATGGGCTCAGGTAAGAAAACACCTATTCAAGAGCGTCCATTAGACTTTCCACAACTGCAAAACACAGAAGTAACCTATTATGAAGTTGAAGTAAACTATCCTACTACCACACAGGTTCTGCAAGAATACCTTGGCAAGTGTTGTAACCTCAACCAAAGCCACATTATCGTTCGTAATCCAAACGAGCGCCAAGAAGAATATCAAGAAAAGCCAGAAGATAACACATACGAAACTATACTTACCAACGAAGAACTAGGCGGTGAATCAGACCAAGGCAATGTTGGCAACAATCGTGTGATGGATCTACTGAAAGAATTAGAAACTGCTCGCAAGGAAAGAGAACACGATCCTGCGGCGGGAGCACCTAAGGGTGAATCAAGAGATATAGACAACAGTGAAAATACCAAGAGTCCAATAGGGAGTTAAATATGAATATGAAAGACATGATCCAACGTATGACGGATCTAGAAAGCAGCGCAAAGCAGCAGTTAACAGAAGACGTTAATGAAGGCTGCGGAGATATGCCAATGAATCCACCTATGGATCAAGGTAATCCTGTAAGCATGAATGTGAGTCTATCAGCATCGGGCAAGGATCATGTGTCAGACTTAATTGACATGATGAAGAATGCAGGCATGAATGCTGCTGCACCTGTAAGCCAAGACATGATGCCAATGCGCACAGACATAGAAAGACTGCGTGGTATTGTCGACGGTCCAGAAAAAGATGGTAAGTTGGATTTAGACATGGACGGTGATCGTCAACCTGATCTAGATACAGAATCAAGCATTAAGGAAAGTCAGTCAGTAGATCCAAACGAAGTTAACGAACTACTGAAAAAGTTTGTAATAAGTGCCAGAGATGACTATCGTGCATATGGTGATGTTGACACGGCAACTGTAGTTAAGGCTTTGCAACAAGGCAATGTTGATGCCGCAATGGATGCAGTGGCATATCAGTTTGCTGGCGATGATGGTGAAGAGCCGGGTTGGGGATTCGACGACGCCCTCGAGGAACTCGAAAATGAATTCAAACACATGGTAGGCATGGGCGAAAGCGTCCAAGAAGGTGTTCCAGGCAGTTTAGATGCTGAAACTGTAGAAGCCATCCTGAAACTCAAAGAAGTCATGATGGACAAAGGCATGGAGCCAGAAGAAGCACAGGACGAAGCCGCTGAAGCATTTGGTGTTGATCCAGAAAAACTGGCTGACCATCTTGACTCTCAGTATGACGAAGGCTTTGATCTCGAAGAGTTTGAAGTAGAAGGCGATGACGATGACATGGGCATGGGCGGCGACCCAGCCGACGACATGATGTCTGATATTGAAGCAGATATGGATGATGACGAAATGTCAGACGACGACGAAGAAGAGCCTGAAGAGAAGGACGAAGTTCAGCAGATGCGTGAATACGTAGAAAAGATCGGTGCTTATGAAGATGCTAAAGGCGGCGACGAAGGCAAAGGAGTAGCTGGTAACAATCACGGTACTTCAATCAGCAATACAAACACTAAATCAGCTGTTCCTGGCAAAAACGACATGGGTGGTGACGCAGGAAACCTTGTACAAGGCGGCGAAGAAAAAGGTCGTGCTGCACCTGATGCAAAAGTTATGGATTCAGGCAATGTAAACACATCTGGATCAAGAACTGCAACAAAGATGAGCCAAACAAAAGGTCACGGTGCAGAAAAGAAAGGAGCTGGTGAAACAGCTGATAACAAAAAGTCAGGATTAGGTAGCTAATCGGAGTTAGGATGAGATTAATCACCGAAAATTTGACATTCGACCAGGCTAAAATGGTTGTTGAGTCTGCTAATGAAGGGAAAGACCTTTATATGAAAGGGATCTGCATACAAGGTGGTGTGCGAAATGCAAACCAGCGTGTGTATCCTGTAAATGAAATTGGTAGGGCTGTCAAAACTCTCAACGATCAGATAACTGGAGGATATTCAGTTTTAGGTGAAGTGGATCATCCAGATGGCTTAAACATTAACCTGGACCGCGTCTGTCACATGATTACAGAAATGTGGATGGACGGTCCAAACGGTTACGGCAAAATGAAAATATTAC